CCACCACCGGCTGGCAGATCCGCGTCCGCCGACTGACACCGAACCAGAACAGCAACAAGATCGCCGACACCATGTTGATCGCCGGCTACACCGAGGTGATCGACGCCAAGTTGCGCTACCCGAACACCGCGCTGCTCTACATCGAGTTCGATGCCGAGCAGTTCACCAACATTCCAGCCGTCACCGTGAAGTGCCGCGCGCGCAGGTGGCAGGTTCCGAGCAACTACGACCCGATCGCCCGGACCTACACCGGGACTTGGGACGGTTCCATGAAGCAGGCCTGGACCAATAATCCGGCTTGGATCACTTACGGCATTTGCACTGAAGACCGTTTCGGCCTGGGCAAACGCATCAAGTCGTTCATGGTCGACAAGTGGGAACTCTATCGGATTGCGCAGTACTGCGACCAGCTGGTGCCGAATGGCCTCGGCGGTGTAGAGCCGCGCTTCCTCTGCGACATGAACCTGCAGGGCAAGGCGGATGCCTGGTCGTTGCTGCGCGACATCGCCGGCATTTACCGAGGCATGACTTACTGGGCTCAGGGTCAGCTGGTGATGCAAGCGGACATGCCGCGCGCGCAGGACTTCGACTATGTCTTCACTCGGGCCAACGTCATCGACGGGAAGTTTTCGTACGGCAGCGCCTCGGCGAAGACCCGCTACACCAGGGCTCTGGTCAGCTACGACAACCCGGCAAACAACTACGACACCGACGTCATTCCATTCGCGGACCTGGACCTTCAGCGACGTATGGGCGACAAGCCTACCGAGCTGAGTGCCATTGGCTGCACCCGTGCCTCGGAAGCCCAGCGCCGCGGCAAGTGGGCGATCCTCAGTAACAATCAAGACCGTACCATTTCGTTTAAGACCGGCATGGAGGGGGTGATCCCGCTCCCGGGCCACATCATCCCTGTGGCCGATTCGCTGCTGGCGGGCCGTGAGGTCGGCGGACGCATCTCTGTCGTCGCTGGCCGTGTCGTGACGCTGGACCGTGACACCCAAGCCAAGGCTGGTGATCGTCTGATTATCAACCTGCCAGGCGGGCGGGCCGAAGGTCGCACCGTGCAGAGCGTGAACGGCCGCGCGGTGACCGTCACCACCAATTACAGCGAGGCACCGCTGCCACAGCTGCAATGGGCATTGGACGCCGATGATCTGGCGATCCCGCTCTATCGCGTGTTGCGGACCAAGCGCACGACCGAGGGCGACTTCGAAATCAGTGCGCTGCAATACGACCCGAGCAAGTTCGACTACATCGACACCGGCGCGCGGCTCGAAGAGCGGCCGATCAGTGTGATTCCGATCACCGTCGTTCCGGCGCCGGCGAGTGTGACCGTTACGTCGAACTCGGTGGTGTCCCAGGGCATTGCTGTCGCCACTATGACCATCACCTGGCCGGCGGTGAACGGCGCGGTCGGGTATGACGTCGAGTGGCGCAAGGACAGCGGCAACTGGATCAAGCTGCAACGCACCGGGATGACCAGTGTCGATGTGGTGGGTATCTATGCGGGTGCTTACGTGGCCCGCGTCCGTGCCGTGAGTGCGTTTGATATCTCGTCGATCTGGCGCGCTTCGATACTGACCAACCTCAAGGGCAAGGAGGGCTTGCCACCGGCAGTGTCCTTCCTGACGGCCACGCCCCTGCTGTTCGGCATTTACTTGAAATGGGGTTTCCCGGCGGGCGCCGAGGACACTCAGCGCACGGAACTCTGGTATGGGCCTACCACCAGTTTGGAGGCCGCCACCAAGCTGACAGACCTGTCGTACCCGCAGCGCGATTATTCGATGTTGGGGTTGCGTGCAGGGGTGACGTTCTACTTTTGGGCTCGGCTTGTGGACCGGATTGGCAACATCGGTCCTTGGTATCCGATAGGGATGGGGGTGCAGGGCCAATCGAGTGCGGATGCAGCGGCAATTCTGGAGATGATCGCCGGCCAGATCACCGAAACGGAGCTTGGACCAGAGCTGCTGGCGGAAATCGAGAAGATCCCTGGGCTTCAGGCGCAGATCGACGCGCTGGATGGTCTGAAGAGTTACGACCCTGCAATCACCTACGTCGAGTACGACATGGTGGTCCAGGGCAAACGGATCTATCAGGCGACCGGCAACGTACCGATCGATACGCCGCCGCCGAACCCGGCTTACTGGCTCGATGTTGGCCAGACAGTGGAAACAGCCAACGGCTTGGCGCAGCAGGTCGAAACCAACACCGCCGAGATCACTGAACTCGACGGCGTGGTCACGGCTCAAGCGACGGCCTTCGAGGCACTCCGGGCATCGTCGAGAGACGACAACGGGGAAGGGGACCTGGCGGATGCACTGAAGGGATGGACCAGTACTGCCGCGATTGCCTCCGAAGAGAAGGTTCGGGCCTCTGAAAACTATGCAATGGCTCAGCGGCTCACCACCTTCGACGCTGCGATTGGCGAGAACGCCGCGAACATCACCGAGCTGGAGCAGGTGGTGACCACCAACGAGTCAGCGACGGCCACGAAGATCACTCAGCTGAACGTTTCAGTGGGAGAAAATACCGCGGCGATTGAGGAGACATCCACAGCCTTCGCCGACACCAATGGCAAGTTGTCCACCATGTGGTCGGTGAAAATGCAGGTCACTGGTGGTGGGCAGTACGTTGCGGCCGGCATCGGCCTTGGTATCGAGAACACCGGAGCCGGTTTGCAAAGCCAGTTCCTGGTCAGCGCTGATCGCTTCGCCATCGTCAACACCATCGCCGGCGGTGCCGTATCGGTTCCGTTTGCGGTGCAGGGTGGCCAGGTGTTCATGAACTCGGCGTTCATCGCTGACGGCACCATCACCAACGCCAAGATCGGCAGCTATATCAGCTCGACCAACTATATCGCAGGTCAACAGGGCTGGATTCTCAACAAGGATGGCACGCTAGAGATCAACGGCATCGTCCCTGGTCAGGGGCGGTTGGTGATCAATTCGCTCAACGTCTCTGTCTACGACGCGAACAACGTGCTTCGCGTTCGTCTCGGTTACTTGGGGTGAAAAATGGCACATGGAATGCGGATTTGGGGCGCCGATGGGACGCTTCAGGTTGATGAGAACTCGTTCACCATGCGGGTCGTGTTATCGACCACGGTCACCTTTGCAACCGGAGCAAAGGCGAATCAGGACTTTGCGGTTGCAGGTTGCGATGCCTCGAACTCCGTCGCCATTGTGATTCCTGTTGGCCCCTATAACGAATCAACCTCCTTTCAGTTTGAAACAGAAATGGTGTCGGGTATTGCGCGCGTCTACAACTACACGCGTACTTTCGCTGCCAGTCTTTCCACCAGTGGAACCATGCGTTTAATGGTCATAAGGTTTGCCTGATGGCGAGTTACGGACTTAGCTTTATCAACAACAGCAATCAGGTAGTGATCGATTCAGAATTTGCCCGTCTCAACGTCATTTGTAGCGGCCGATACGCGCCGACGCAGGAGTCCGGACTTGGGTCAACCACCTCCTTTCCTCAAGTTATCACCAGCCAGGAGCCGCCGCTGGTCTTCTGCCGTCCTGACACTGGAGGTATTGCCGGGCTCACTGCAATGCAGGTCATCGGTTCGGCGGGAAACTGGAGCGGATTCTACGTTCGGGCATACGACGTAAACACAAACCAGCCGAACGGCCGGTACTTCGCAGCGACTTTCGGCGCTCAGCCCGTCGCAACTTACGGGATGCGCCTGTGGGACGGTTCGTCAAAACTGCTGTTTGATTCTGGCACGCCGACCGCCTTGTTCACTCGGGCCTTTCAGAACTGGACTTACGTGCGCTCCGAAACCACAACGACCACCAGTACCCGAAGTTTTTACACCGTCAGTTTCAATTTTCCAGAGAACGAATATCTGCTGATCAACACATTCGGCATGAATATGTTGACTGGCTCCGCTGGTGGCCGACTGATTAAAACCCTGTGGGACTTCAGCGCTGGGACGCTCTATGCCGTGACGGATGGATTCACAAATCCGTTCGCCTTCTTCATGCCGGCGGTGTTCGCAAAGCTCGCCGTCTAAACCACTCCGAATAGGATTACTCCATGCCTTGGTATAAAGCCGGGACGGTTTCTGTTACCCAAAATTCCAATACCGTGATCGGCACGGGTACTGCTTTTATTGCCAACAGCCGGGTCGGCGATGCTTTCCGAGGGCCAGATGGTGGCTGGTATGAGGTCATCAACATTGCCAGCGACACGGCACTGGCGATCTCGCCGAACTACCAGGGCGCGACCAATGCCACCGGCATCTATGCGTTGGCCCCGATGCAGGGCTACGTCAAGGACTCGGCTGATGCGCTGAGGGCTTTGGTCAATCAGTACGGCGCGAAACTGGCGGCGCTAGGTACGACTGGAAACTACGACATCCTTCCCCCGGAAAAGGGGGGCACGGGTATTAATAACCTTTCCCCTTTCATTCAAGGGCTCCTCAATGACACCGATGCACCGGCCGCGCGTGCGACGTTGGCCGCAGCAAAATCGGGCGTTAACGCTGATATCACAGAGCTTTCTTCCCTGACGAAGCCGATCACGGTGCAGCAAGGTGGGGTGCCAGAAAGCTACATTGAAGGTTTGACACCGGTTTGGTATTCCGCAACGTCAATTGGCATAGAAACGGGAGCGGCCTATGTGCCAGATTTAAACAAGACACTAAAAATCACGGCACCAATCGTAAAGTCAGGGCTAAGCCCTGCCGGGAACAGCTGGTACTATATTTATCTATTTGAGAACTTCGGTGCACCTGACATTGTTTTTTCAAATGTCGCTCCGTCTTCGCCCTACTTCGGAGCCGCCAGGACTCTACAAGGTGACACTAGTAGGCGTTTTATCGCAGCCTTGCGTGTAGGGGCTAGCGGGTTCAGACCTTTCTTAATTATTGATGGAATGATTGCTTACGCCGACTCCGCGACGCTCTATACATCATTGAGCAATGGAACGGCCACGGTTTCTACTGCGGTCGACATGTCTTCAGTGGTTCCGCCGACGACCCGTTCTTGTCGTCTTGCGGTTTACGGCCCCGCAACTGGTGGGACTATGAGCGTTGGGTTGGGCGCTGTCATTCAGCTAAGCTGTGCTGCCGCGAATCGGTACGTTGCGACCGCCTTTACAGACTCTTCCCAAAAAATGGCTTACAGCCATAACTCCGCCGTAACAGCAGGCGGAAGTACACTTGACGTGCGCGCATACGGAATGGAGAGATAAAGATGCCTTACGCAATTACCGGCACAGGCTGGAGAAGCATACAAGAGGACTGGCCACTTGTTGAAGGCGAAAGTTACGCCGATGAGCTGCCTGAATGGTTGCTCGAGATTGCCGAGGCGCAGAGAATCGAAGCTGCTACACGGATCACTCTGGACTCTCTAATGGATGAAGTTGGTAAGATAATTCAGCAACTTCAGGACGATTACGATGTAGGTGAAATCACAGAAGAGGATCTGTCGAATTGGAAGGCCTGGAAAAAGTATCGAAGCGCCTTGAGCAAAACGCCGGAACGTGACGGCTGGCCGTCGGTGCCTGACTGGCCAGCGCAGCCTGATTAGTTTATATGCTGGCTACTTTTGCCCCACTACTCACTATTGCGTTATCCCTTGAATACATGAATTTTGATTCGATATATTTGTACGACAGCGCACCTAAAAGAAATGTGATTGCTGCTGCGACTCCGACAGAGAAAATCAGTTGATCTTGCGATGCAGAGAAAAGGCTTTTGGATTCGGCGACGATGATTGGGTAGAAGGGAAGGTGCCATATGTAAAGGCTATAGCTGGCGCGGCCGATAGTGGTTATCGGAGGAAGCTCCAGTAGTCGGATTGTCAGTGAATCACGCGCGGTATTTAGTATGAAGTAAATACACATTGCAATCGAAGCGGCAATGGCTGTGTATCCCACTGTTTGCAGCCAGAGAGTTGCTTTGAATGGAATGTTGCTGGTTGCAAGCGCGAAAAGCATGGCAGCAAATAAAAAAAATCCTAAACCGCCGACCACATAAGTTCTCAGTATGTTTTTTGATGGTGATAATGTTGCCAGGAATACCCCTGCCGCCAAAGCATCACCTCTGCAGATCGTAAATGAATAAATCGCATTATCATAATTTAGAGGGTTAAAGTAGATCAGAATTATTCTAGATGCGAATGCCAGTGCGATTGCAATAAATGCTGCTGTGCGAGGTGAGTTAATTAGTGCTAGCGCCAAAGGGAATGTGATGTAGAATTGCCACTCAAGCGCCAAAGACCAAAAGTGAAACATTGAAAAGTGGATTCCGCCCAATGCCGATCTATCACCAAATAAAGTAGATATGTTTGATGACATGGTCCAAAGCAGGTATTGGTTACTAGTTATCTTTTCGTCAGGGTAGATGAAAATGGCCGCTAGTAAAATAACGGTTACGCAGCAGAAGTACGCTGGTAGTAAACGCTTTGCGCGCCTTTGTATGAAAGTGAGATATTTTTTTACTGAGCTTATAGGGCTTCTGATAAGCATTGTTGTGATTAGAAATCCAGAGATCACAAAAAAAATATCCACGCCAACCCATCCGATCGATAGTGCTTTGCCGATTGCTGGAGACAGAAGATTTGATGATGTAAAAGCGCTTGGGAAATAGCTAGCGTAATGAAAAAGAATTACTAATATGACCGATATTGCTCGAAGGCCATCGAGTCCGAGGATGTATTTAACGTTGCTATTTGTCGTGCGGCCCACGTCCTTATGCCTCGTCTAGAGTATGAACAAAATATATAGCCACACATTCTACCCAAGCCCGCCATTGTGCGGGCTTCTTTTTGCCTGGAGAAAAGTGATGCCTGTTTCTGAAAAAGACCGCGACATCCTTGCGCGCACGCTGTGGGGTGAGGCTCGTGGCGAAAGCCTGGCCGGCCAGATCGCTGTAGCCTGGACCATCCGCAACCGTGTGAACGATGGCAAGGATAAATCGTGGTGGGGGGAGGGGTACGCGGGTGTTTGTCAGAAGCCGTACCAGTTCAGCTGCTGGAACAGGAACGACCCGAACTACGTTTACCTGAGTGGCGCAAAGTCGATCCCATTTCGTGAGTTCGCTCAAGCGCAGATCGCCGCTGAGCAGGTGATGTCCGGCAAAGTGCCAGATCCCACCGGCGGCGCCACGCACTATTACGCAACCACCATGCCGAAGACGCCGGACTGGGCGGCAAAGGCCAGGCAAACGCTAAAACTTGGCCAGCATGTGTTCTTCAAGGATGTGCCGTGAGCCCGGCCGGGTTTAAGGGGGCGCTGGCAGGGATGCTGGCGCTGATACTGATCACCGCCGCCG